GCTACGGGTTCCCGAGCGATCACGGCCGATCCGCCGACCGAGCGATAATAGATCGTGGCCTCGGCCGGGAACGGCCATGCCTGGCCCTTTTCCACCCGGACGCCGCGATCCTCCGCCCCGGTGGCCTCCGTCGAGAGATAGGCCACGCCGCTGCGCACCTGCCAGCCTTCGGCCGCGACCAGGGTCGTGGAACTCCATTCCGGGGTGCAATTGATCATCGTCATCTGGTGGTCCTTTCGGTTTCACGGTCGTTCTGGTCCGGGGATCGTGCAGCCGACAGGCGCCGCCCGAGCGCCTCGAGCGCGGCGACATCGTCTGCGTATGAGGCTCGGTATTTCCCGCCCTTGCGGTCACGCAGGCGCCTGTAAAAGGCGATCCAGCGAGGGAGATCGGCGACCGGGAAACGGCCCTGCCAGTTGTCGCTCTCATGGATCACGGTCGAACCGTCCGCCGACAGGCGCGCGAAGGTCATGCCCCCAGCTCCGACAGTTCCCGCCGCACATGGTCGATCCGGGCGCCGATCCACTCCATCGCATTGACGGCCATGGAATTTCCCAGCGCCCTGTAGCGCGGTCCGTCAGGCGTCGCGTTGCGGCCCCGGTAGGGCACATCGGTCCAGCCATCGGGAAAGCCCTGCAGGCGTTCGCATTCGAGCGGTGTGAGGCGACGGACCGCCCAGCGCGTCTCGCCGCCCGCGTGGTGCGACGGCGCCAGCGCGACCATGTTGTAGCACTCGTCGCCGGCCGGCCCGCCCGAGCCCTTTGCCCATTTGCTGCTTACGGTTCCGGAGATGCGACCGCCGTCAGGGCCTCCGCCCACAAGGCCGGGGGTTTCCTTCCCCGCTTCCCGGCGCGGCGGAGGATCCCCGCGCAGGCTCGCGCCGTCAAAAAGAACCGCTCCGGCGGGTCGCCAGTCTCCAGAATATCCGACAACGAACAGACGGCGGCGTCGCTGCGGGACAGCGAAGGGGAGGCCGCATGTTCGCACGTGCTGAGCGTCCAGCACTCGCCAGGCGAACCCATACCCGAGTTTCGCCAGCGCCCCGAGGAAGGCACCAAAGTCCCCTCCGCGTCCGCTGGACAGGACGCCGGGCACGTTTTCCCAGACCAGCCACTCGGGCCGATAGCGTGCAGCAATGGCAAGATAGACAAGGGCCAGGTTGCCGCGCGGATCGTCCAGGCCCTTTCGGAGTCCGGCGACGCTGAAGCTCTGGCAGGGGGGTCCTCCGACCAGAAGGTCAATTGCTGCATCCGGCCACTCCCTGAACGCCATCATGTCCCCGAAATTCGGAATGCGGCCTGTCTCGGGAACGGTGGACATGGCCCTGATGGCGTTCGCTCGGGCGCGGCTCTCCTTCGGCGACAGGCCTGCGGCCTCCGGGAAAGGCATGTGGAGCGGCCGTCCCGCGCCCAGCCGGTGGGAGAGGACGTGGCAGGGAAACGGGTCGATTTCCGACACCGCGATCGCGCGCCATCCGAACGAATGCCAGGCGACCGACGCCGCCTCGATACCGCTGCAGACGGAAAGGAATCTGACTGGCTCGAACATGCAGGCAGGCTGCAGATCCGGCAGGGGTGGCGCATGGCAACGTCCCCGGAAATCTGTGCCACCCGTGGCAAATCAATGGGTTGGAACAAGCAGGCGGGTGCGATTTGCGGGAATCCGGCAACCGCAGAAATGCCCGCCCCGACGCCGGCCGTGATTGTCACCCGATCTTCGCGCCCCAGAACGACGTGTGATCCGCCGCGAAATACCCGTCCGCCGCCCGGAAATACCCCTGCAACTGGACGGTATCTCCGGCGCCCAGCGCCACCATGGTCTGCAGCCAGAGCGAAGTGGCCTCGGAGACATGGGCGCCGGAATTCTCGCCGAAGGAGCCCCTGATCTCGGTCGAGCCGTTCAGCACCAGCCGCCCGCGCATCCGGGAGGCTGTGCTGCCATTCGTCTTGAACAGGAGCGTGGCACCGAAGAGATACGTGCCGTCGGCGGGCGCGACGAAGAGGTTGTTCCCGGCATCGAAGGCGGACTGGTCGTTGTAGTCGGTGTTGTTGATCGCGAGTTTCGTCCAGGTGTCGACGCCGACATAGTTGTCGTAGTTGGTGTAGCCCTTGAAGCGCGGCAGGCGCGGCTGCTCGATGATGCCGCTCAGCCGGTCCACGCTGAAGGCATCGAAGAAAGTGCTGCCATCGTCGGAGACCGCCAGACGGAAATCATCGGAGCCAAACAGACCTAGAAGGGCCTTCGTCACGTAGCCCGTCTGGAGGGTGAGTCCGAGATCGTCCGCCGCGGCCTCCTTGTTCATGGTGTAGGTGAGATCGCCGGTTCCGCCCTCGGCTGCGGACTTTGCCGTCCAGAGCGCCGCGTTCAGCTTGGCCGAGAACGGGTTGGAAGCATCCGCCGCGGTTCCGATCCCAAGCAGCGCCATGTTCTGCAGCGCCGTGGGCAGGACGCTGACCCAGGCCGCGCCATCCCAGACCAGCAGAACTCCCTCGTCTTCGATCCACGCCCTCCAACCGACCCGCGGTGCAAGGCGGGTCCAGACACCGTCGACATGGAGCACCACGCTGAGGTCCCAGCCCTCCCAATCCCCGGTGGCGCCGGCGCCGACGATGTATCGGTCCCCGTCCGCGGGCGATACCGGCGGCGCGGTCAGAACCCGGTCGATCACCGCCATCTGCACCAGCCCGTCCAGAAGCCGGAGGGACTCGTTCAGGGTGACATGCTTCTGCGCCTGGCTGGCCAAAAGGTAGGGCAGAAGGAGGTTCGTGGTGGCATCGGACATGGGAGTGCTCCCCTAGAAATAGAGCGTTTCAGTCTTGGGCGCTCCCCGGCCGACCAGGGCGGAGAGCTGGAAGATGCGGATGGCGAGACTGCCGCCCGGTCCGAACAACGCGCCCCAATCCGCCATCTGCTGGGCAGAGGTGTAGGCGACGCTGGTGGTGTTGGCCGATAGTGTCCGCTTCACGTTCACGCCTTCGAGGATCTCCACCTCATAGGCCTCGCTCTCTTCCGTCATCGGCACCTCGAGCGCGGCCCAGCTGTCGGCCGAGAGCGCCCGCGATCGTCGTACCCAGCGGATGGTCAGATCACCGGGCGCGCGCGGCGTCCGCCATGGCTGCTCGACATGGGCGACAGAGAATGGGCGAAGCCCAGCGCCGGAGGGCGTGAAGCTTGCCGCGACATAGGTGTCACCGGAAACGGGATGGCTCGCGGGTCCGATGCGCCAGTTCCAGGCGATGCCCAGTTCCGCCTCCGAGACCGGCAGGGCCGCAAGGCTCGCATCCAGCACCACCACCCGCGCCCCGGCCGGTGCCGGATCGCCGATGGCGTGTTCGGTGCCGCGCTGCCCCCGCAGGAGCCGCGTGAGCCGATACCGCCCCTCCGCCAGAAGCTCGGCCGTTCCCGCCTGGACGATCTCCCAGGCGCCCGCCGCGGACTCCACGGCAAAGGCATTCGCCCCGGCAAAGAGGGCAAGGTCCGTGACCGAGCCGAGCGTGCCGGAGGACAGATCCACGATGAGCTCATTGCCATGGTCGAAACGCGAGACCGGTCCGGACCACAGATCGGATACCAGAACGCCCATCCGCGCAGCCTGCGTGACGCCGGTCAGCCATTCGAACACATCCTGCGACGGGGATCGCCAGACCGCGATCTCCCCCGGCCATGGGGCAGAAAAAGCGGCAATGAGTGGGCGATGCGCGGCGACATCCTCGGAGACCTGCGGCAGATCGAGCAGGGCCACCTCCGGCTCGCCAAACACCACCGGAGACTCTGGTGTCGATTTCCGTGGCGTGCCGGGCGCAAGCGTTCCGGTCGCGCGGTCTTGCCGGATCACTTCGACATTGCGCGCCTCGCCATCGGCGACGGAGGTCAGGCGATACTCGGTCAGCCGACCGTCATGCTCGAGCGCGACCACGTCTGTCGGATCCAGCGCGAGTCGTGATGGTGGAAGCCGGAAGCTCGCGGTTTCGCGGCCGACCCAGGCCTCCATCAGTGCGCGCCGACAGCGCCGTTCCGCCTCCTCGGCGGGCACCGCCATGGGGAAAGACTCGCTGCTGATCCGCGAGGATTCAACCGTGATGCGACGCGCCTCGACCACCACCGCATCGTAATCCTCATCGGCCCGCGTGACGCTCCATTTCAGGGCCTGCGGCAGTTCCGTCTCCTGGGCGCGGGTCAGTTCGATCGGCTCGCCGCTCTCCGCGGCCGCCAGATCGTCGAGGGAGAGCGTCTGAATTGCCGCCCGCCCACGCATGAAGAAGCGGATGACGCCCTCGCTCTCGACGGCATCGAAGCCGAAATGCCGCCCCAGCGTGGTGAGCGCATTGCGCGGCGCCTCGATCCCGGTGATCGCATATCCTTCGACTGCGCCCCAGAGGCCGGAGACATCGATCTGCTCCGCCGTCAGCCCCGCCCGAAGACACAGATCCCGAACCAGAGCGGCCAGCGAGGCTGAGCCGATCCGGCCGGTCAGCCAGTGCCCCAGCCGCCAGTTCTCGCCGTCGCTCCAGACATCGGTCAGTTCGGGAAAGAACGGGTATGGCCGCGCGTCCCAGGTCCAGGCCGCGCAGTCCGCCACCTCGACCATGCGCCCGCCATAGACGGAGGATGTCGGATTGTTCGCGGCGTCGCCCCAGAAGAGATACGTCGCCTCCAGATAGGCCCGCTGAATCGCGTCATCGCGCCATCCACGGGAAAAGAACGGCCGTTCGCTCTCCGAAGATTTCGGATCGTAGAAGACGTTCGGCTGATTGGTGCCGTGGTCGATCGCCGGGCATCCGAGTTCTGTAAACCGGATCGGCTTCGATTCCGGCACCCAGGCCGTTGCCGTCCCGGACTCGATGCCACCCGGCCGATTGTGATGCTGGTTCGACCACCAGCTCCTCAGATCCTTGTAGCGGAATGCCCAGTGCTTTCCCGCCACGCCGTCGGTAATCGGGGTTCGAACCTGCGCCGAGCGGTCTGCGGCGCTGGCATAGAACCAGTCGAAACCCTCGCCGCCGGCGATGTTGGATTGCAGATAGGCACGATCGTAGATGGTCGCCCAGCCCGCCTGCGCGTCGAGATGCTCGAACCCGTCGCGCCAGTCGGAGAGCGGCATGTAATTGTCGATCCCGATGAAGTCGATATTCGCATCCGACCAGAGCGGATCGAGATGGAAGTACACATCGCCGGAGCCGTCGCCCGGATGGTGGCCGAAATACTCCGACCAGTCGGCTGCGTAGCTGATCTTCGTCGAGGCGCCGAGGATGGCCCGAACATCCGCCGCAAGCTGTCGCAGCGCCTCCACGGCCGGGTAGCTGGCGGCGCCATCGCGGATGGTGGTCAGCCCGCGCATCTCCGAGCCGATGATGAAGGCATCGACCCCGCCCGCCGACGCGCAGAGATGGGCGTAGTGCAGCACCATGCGGCGGAAACCCCAGTCCAGCGCGGATCCCGTCCAGATCACCGACGTGCCGGTGACCCAGAAATCCGATGCCTCCGCCGTCCCGAAGAAATCCGCAACTTGCGTTGCAGCCGCCGCGCTCAGATCGACGCTCCCGGCATAGCCCGCGGCAGGAGAACAGGTGATCCGCCCGCGCCAGGGGAAGGCCGGCTGACCCGTTCTTGCGGCATTGTCCGAATACGGGTCCGGAAGCGTATTGTCGGCCGGAACATCCATCATCAGGAAGGGGTAGAAGGTCACCCGTTTGCCGCGCGCCTTCAGTTCCTGGATCGCCTGCACCACCGAGAAATCCGCAGGCGTCCCGCCATAGACCGGACGGCCCTCGTCGTCGCGGCTCACCAGATGCGCCGCCTCGCGCCCGACACCGTTGACGCTCCATGTCTCCGGCTTGGTCGATTTCGAGCTGAGTTCGACACCCGGCCGGATCCGGCATTCCCCGCAGCGGAGATCATCCCCGAACCATGACGCTACCAGGCTGACGCTCTCGACATTCGGCGCCGAGGCCTCGAGCCGGTCGAGCGCCTCGATCATGTCGGGTGTGCCGGCGGATGCGTTGAGGTTCTCCGCGCCATTGGTCTTGCGGATCGCCTCGGTCGCATAGACGAACTCGCCCGAGGCCGGGATCAGCGTGATCGCCCGCACCAGCCCCTCGGCCGTGTCCGCCTCGGCCAGCGGACGGAAGACCTCGACATTGATCTGCGGAATGCGGTTGCCGAACCCCGTAAGCTCCAGGTCCTCGAACACCAGGTAGGCGGTGCCGCGATAGGCCGGTGTGTTTGCCGCGCCCGACTTCGCGGCGATGAAGGGATCCGGTTGCTGGCTCTCGTCACCGGGATACCAGCGCCAGGTGACGCCGGAGAGATCCATCAGCGCCCCATCCGCCCAGATGCGCCCCACGCCGGTGATCGGCCCCTCGCAGATCGCCAGCGCGAAGGAGGCGAAGTAGAAATACTCGGTGGTCTTCACCTTGTTGCCACCGCCACCGCCACCCTTGCCGCCACCGCCCTGGGTGGTGGTCTCCTTCTTCTCGCGGAAATCCGTGGCCCAGATAATGTTGGTGCCCATCCGCAGCCGACCCCAGACACGCGGCAGAACCGCGCCCTCGGTGGCGGAGGTCACATGAAGCGTATCGAGACGCTGCCCCTCGAAGCTCGAGTTTGATCCCGGCGTGAGCGAGGAAATGATCCAGTTGTCGACATAGGAGCCGATGGTCGAGCCGATGAAGCCGCCGATCGTGGCGGCGCTGACACCGAGGATTGCGCCGCCGATGGAACCGCCGATGGCGGCGCCGGCCGCGCCAAGCACGAGGGTGGCCATGGATCAGCTCCGATCCGGAAACAGGAAGGCGAAGGCGATACGCCGCCGCCAGGATGCTGAGAGCGGCTCTTCGATCACGCCGAGCCGCTCATAGGAATGGATGAAGGCGGCTGGCGTGGTCAGGATGCCGACATGCTTCGCGATGGCACCGGTCCGCATGCGAAAGAGAACCAGCGCGCCCGGACCGGCCTCCAGCGGCGAGGTCTCCGGCATCATGGTCCGCGCTCCCTCGGCAAGCACTTCGATCGAGCCGGTCTCACCCCAGTCCCGGGAATAGGGCGGCATCGGGAACGGCTCGGGCCCCACCACCTCTCGCCAGATGCCGCGTGCCAGCCCGAGGCAGTCGCAGCCCGCGCCCTTGACGCTCGCCTGGTCGTGATAGGGCGTGCCGAGCCAGGACCGCGCCACGACGATGACGCGCACCGGATCGACAGAGATCACAACACGCCTCCGTCGTTCGCGCCGCTGCGCCTCGCGTAACGCAGCACAGTGTCCTGACCGGGAATGTCCGGAAAGCCCCGGAAATTCGCGATGTTGCCGAACTTCGCCGAACAGGTCTCCGCACACTTGTCGCAGCCTGCGCGGATGGTGAAGGCATCTCCCGTCGCCACCGGAAGAACCGGCGCCTCGAGCAGGGTCACGGTGGTGATGCCGCCGTCCCGCCCGTGGGCGGAGATTTCCGCCTGCCGTCCGGAATTCATGCCGGTGGCCCATTCTATGGTGCCGAAGCTGAACCAGCCTGAGGCGAAGTTATCAAGGCCCGACGCGGTGAAGCACCGATCGCCCGACAGGCCCGTCACCACGCCGCTGCCCCGGAAGGCAGCGGCTTCGAGATCGGCGCCGCAACGGGCATCGCCGACGACGGCGTCGCAGGTCGCCTGAAAGCTCCGTCCGGCATTCTGCCCGAGCAGATGCGCGAGCGAGCGCATCTCGGCGACGAAGGCAAGCCGGCCGCGCCGGATCTGGCCGATCGCCCCGCGCCGCATCAGTACCCGCTGCGAGGTATCGGCCCAGTTCACCCGCCAGAGCTCGACCTGTGCATTGTCCCAGCGACCGTCGCGGATATCCGTTTCCGAGATCCGATCCGAGGTGAGCACGCCCTCGGCATCCTGCGCATCGACCGACAGATCCGAGCCCGAGCGAACTTCGGATGCCGTGAAACCGCTCTCCGGCTCGAAGTCGGTGCCCGCGAAGGCAAGCACCCGGTCATGGTCGGTGAAACCCAGGACCACGCCATCCGCCCGCGTGATGCGCCAGCACCAGGCGAGCGTCGTCGTGCCCTCGTCGAGATGGGCCTGCAGGTCCGGTGAGAGCGACTTCATCGCTTGTCGAGCGGCGCGAAGCGCGAGGCGAGGAAGGTCAGCCCGAAGCCACCCCAACCCGCGATGGAGCTTAGCGCGGTGGCGAGCCCGTTCATGTCGATCGACAGCACGCCCGAACCAGACGCCCAGGTGATAAAGCCAAAGGTCGAGCCTGCGCCCGCGCCCAGCGCATAGAGGATCATGCGGATAAGAAGGATGTTCATGCAGATTGTGTCCTGATGAGAGTGGAAAGAAGGGTGCAGAGCCGGGCGAGCCACCCGGCCGGCTCGGGCATGGGCTGCAGGAGGGCGAGCGCCTCATCCTCGGAAAGACGGCGCACGGCGCGGGCAAAGCTGACCCGGCCCTTCGCATCGACTGGCCAGACGGGAATGGTGCCCTCGGGGTAGCGCCCATGCCGGAACAGATCCCGCTCGGCTTCGCGGCGCGGCCGGATCGCGCCCGGCTTCAGCCAGCCCATGAAGGCCTCCGCCGCGGCGTCGCGCAGCCCGGCATTCAGCAGCCGGGTCAGGCGGGCGGAAAGGATGGCGCCGGTGTTGTAGTGAAACGAGACCAGCGCATCGAACTCGTGCGGCTCGACCGGCACCGCGATGGCATTGCAGACATCGCGCTCGTAGCGGGCGATATCGGCCCGGAAGGTTTCAAATGCCGCGCGAATGCCCTGATCGAGATCGGCCGGCATTCCGCGCTTCATGTGCGAAGGGTTCGGGTCACCCGCCGCGCCGGTATGACCGATGCCGAAGGTCCAGACGTCGCGGACATCAAGGTAGGGAGCCGGAACGATACCCTCGTGCCGGATGAGGGCGACAAGCCCCCGATCCGTCATTTTCATGGTGAGCTATCCCAGCAGTGAGAAGATGAGAATGAATGCGGCCACGGTCAGACCGACCCGCATGCGATGTGCGAAAAGATCGAAAGGCGCCCCGGAGGCACGGCGCAGATGGCGGACGAAGGGATGACGTTCACGCATCGCTGGAACCATCGTCGGACCCGTTCCCGCCACGCACGCGCTCCAGCATCACCTCGATGAAGGCGGGACCGAAGACCCCGACCAGATAGGCGGCGGAACCGGCCGCGCCGCCGGAAGGGATCGCCGCCGGCGGCAGTCCCATCCAGCTGGTGATGACGGCCATTGAGAGACTGCCCATGCCAGCCGCGATGATGCCGCCGAGCAGGATGTGTCGCACCGCATCCCGCAGATGCATCTTCGTCGTCAGTGCGTTGGTCGCGCCGCCCAGTGCACCCCATGCGGCGAGGATCACAGCGGTGGACGTGGCCAGATCCCGCAGGACGGTTGCGATGAATCCGGGTTCCTCGTTCATCGCCGGATCTCCACGAGCGGAATGGAGGTGATCGATCCCAGCCGTTCGATATCGAGGGAGACATCGAGCGTGTCGCTGTCGAAGCGCACCGGAACATCGAACTCGAAGCCCGCGGTGACCAGCACCCCCGCGCCGGGCGCCGCAGTGAAGGTGACCAGGCCGGTGGTGGTGTCGACCGACCAGCCGGACACCTGCTCGACGCCATCGAGAGCGATCCGGACGGAACCGGAGACGGGTTTGCTGATGGAGCGGCTCCAGGAATGCGCCCCGGAGAGGTAGGTCTTCAGCAGTTGGAACGTGGTCGTGGTGCCGTCCCCAGTCCCCAGCCCCTGATCGGTGGGCGTTGGCTGCTGCGAAGGCAGGCAGGATTTGTAATCCGCCCAGTCCTTGTAGCGGAAACCGTAGAGCCGGCCGTTCCGCGCCTCGAAAAAGGCCACGACCGTGGCGAGATCATCGGCCCGCCGCACCCCATAGGCGACGTCATAGCGCCGCCGGGAATTCGCCCAGCTCGCATTGCGCTCCTCGTCGCCGGAGGTCAGCTCGACGATCTGCGTCCGTCGCTCCGGACCGCCGCGGGCGCCCCGGCTGATATTGTCGGGGAAGCGCACCTCGTGAAAAGCCATCAGAGAACCCTCCTGCCCATGGCGACGGCGCGCTGGATATCCGCCGCGACCTGTGTCCGCGATTGCCGGAAGGAAGGCGCGTCGCGCGTGGCGATATTGACCGTGACCGGCGCCATCGCTGCCTGCTTCCCGCCGCCGCCCCGGAATTCATCCGTCACCCGTTCCTGTGGATGGAGCATGGCGAGGAAACCGCCGCGGCCATCGAGACCGCCGGATCGGGCCCCGAAACCGGTGTGACCGCCGCCCGCGAAATTGGTCGGACGCGCCGCCGGCCGGATGCTGGTGGTGAGAGCGCTGCCGAAAGCGTTGCCGAGAATGCCGGAAATCCCGCTCGCCAGTGGCCCAAGGATGTATTGCCGCGCGGCGAGTTTCGCGAGATCGGCAATCATCGACGTCACCAGGTCAGTGAAATTGACCTTGCCGGTCTTAACGAACTGGCCGACCGCCTCCTCGGCAGAGGCGAAGGCGCCCACCAGCCGATCGGCGATGGCGTCGCCGGTATTTCTCGCCTCTTTCGCATACTCGGCCAGCTTGTCGCGCAGCGACTCCCACACCGAGATTCCGACATTGCCGGTCGACACCATCTGCTCGGCTGCCGCACGCCCCGCGCCGCCGGTCTTCTCCGCTTCCTCCGCCGTGCGCTTGAGCGCGTTCTGGACCGCCCGCTGTTTCACCGCGTCGAAGAAATCCCCGAGCGGACTGCTCGCATCGATCTCCTCGGCTCTGGTTCGGGCGTCCTCCCATCGCCCGCTCAACCGATCCCGCGCCGCCGTCGCTGCGCGGGCATAATTGCCACTTGCCTCGCTCAGCCTGTCGATGGTTCCCGAGAGCGTGCCGGTGGAGAGATCGGTCCCGAAGGTCTCGTTGAGCTTCTGGGCGATCCCGTCGATCGCGTGGCCCACATACCAGACCATGTCGTGCAACTTGGTCAGCACATGCGAGACCGCGCCATTGAAGGCCGCACGGAATAGATCGGGGATCGACCCGACCGAGGTGCGGATCCCGAGCACAGCAAGTTGGATGCCCTTGATGATCGAGTTTGCCGCATCGACCGTGGTCGTCATCACCTGCTCCCAGGCCGAGGCAAACCAGGGCGCGATGGCATCGACCACCGGCTTCAGAAGGCTCTTCAGCCCGTCCGCCGCAACCTGCGAGACCGCGAGCGCGGTGTCCCCGAAACTCACCGTGACCTCCGAGACCTGATTGATCTCGTGGCTCATCGCCGCGATGGCGGCAGATGCCACTCCGACGACTGCGAGCAGCGGCCAGAAGCGGGTGACGACGCCGCCGATCAGCTTGCCGAGATCGCGGAAGATGGCGGAGACGCCGCCATTGCCGAAGCCGTAGATCTGCGCGATCTGCGTGCCTTGCTGCGCCATGACCACGAAGGGGTTCATACCGCCCGCGAGCGAGACACCGATATCGTTGACCTGGTAGAACATCTGCTGCGTCCGGAAGGCGGCATTGCGCGAGGCGCCCGCCATCCGGGTGATCGCATTGGTCCGCCCCTTGAGCGCGGCGACGCTCTCGAGCGAGGCGCGGCGTTCGCGGGCGATGGCCGCAGTCATCTCGTCGGTCGAGATCGCCCCCTGCAGATGCGCCGCCTTCAGTTCGGAGACTGCGCTGCGGTAGCGGCGGATCTCGCCATAGACCGGATTGTATTTCGCGCGGAGGTCATCAAGCGCCTGACCCTGCCGCAGGAACTCGGCCGTGGTCTGACCGATGGCCGGGGTGACTCCGGTCAGCCGGTTGATCTGCGCCACCATGGGCGTGGCGGCAGCGGCCGTGGTGTTGAGCGACCGCGCCGCCTCTGCCGCCTTTGCGGAAAGCATCTCCAGCTCGGCGCGCGCGCGAGCGGTGGAATTGCCCACATTGTCCAGACCCGACCCAGCCGGAGCGGCTCCCGTCTTGATGCCTTCGAGCGCAGCGCGGCCCTCGGTACCGAGCGAACGAAGCTCCGCCTTGACCTGTTGACCGCCCACCGCCGCGAGACGGACCGATACCCGTTTTTCAGCCATTCTCCCGCATCCTCTCATTCGCCTTCAGGCAGGCGATGGCCTCGATTTCCGGCAGCAGCTCGGCCGCGGCGAGCAGATCGCAGCCCAGCGCCTCGGCGAGCCGCAGACCTGCGCCAAGGTCCCAGCCGAGCACCGCGTAGCCGTTCATCCCCGACACCGCGCGGACCTGACCGCCCATCCGCAGTGCCAGATCCCACACCTGCGCACCCTCTAGGCTTTCCGGCTGGTGCCGGTCCTGCGGGCAGGCTTCGCAGCGGGTGGGGCAGGCTCCGCAATATTCGGCGCCCCCGCCGAAGTGCCATTCGGCAAGGGCGCGGAGGCGTTTTTTTCCTGTTCCAGCCCCAGCCAGCGCGCCATGTATTCGAGCTGCCATCCCTCGAAGATCCGGTAATTGTCCAGAAGCGCATCGATGTGCTCGCGCGTGACCTCGGCCAGCCCACCATCCTTGCCCTCGATGCCCTCCCACTCGGAAATCACCTGGAAGGCGACGGCCTTGGCAAAGCGCAGCGCCGCCTCGTCCTGATCGGTGGTCTCGTCCACCCCCTCGAGGATGGGATCGCGGCGCGCGGCCCCCATGATGGCGGTGGTTGCCGGCGCCGCCAGGACGCGGACGCCGGGCAGGAGCGCGACCCATTGCGGCTCCCGGTTGAGATTGAGACGGATCATGGATGACCTCACGGATTGTCGTAGGTTTCCTGATCATTGATCAGGGTTGCGGTGGCCATTCGGCCGGTGACGGTGTCGAGCGCGGACTGCCATTCGAAAGTGGCCTGCACACCGCCGGGTCCTTCGAGCGGCAGGCGGGCCTTTGGCAGGTAGACGGCATGGGCCTTGAGCTCGAAGCGGCGATCGGCGTCGATCTCGTAGGCGAAACTCAGTTCGCAGGGATCGCCGGCAATGGCCTGATCGAGCAGCACCGTGTCGGCGAAGCGCACGTTGATGGAGCCGGTGAGGGCTGCCACGGAGGGATCGGCCCCGTCGATCATGCCGTCCGAGCGGATGGTCTCGATCCGGTCGAGATTGTTCGAATAGGTGATCTCGCCCGAGACGATGCTGCCGAGCTGCGAGCCGTCGCGGGAAACAGAGCCGTTGAAGGCGCCGAAGCGCTGCAGCTCGAGCCCGGTCAGCGTGCCGGCCGAGGACGCCGCGCCCGTGGTTTCACCTTGAGCGATCACATTGACCGTCGCGGTCACGAGCCCCGAGCGCTGCATGGTCCAGCTGATCGAATTGGCAACGCAGCCCGCGTTCATCGCATAGTGGGGCACGTCCGGCATGCCGATCTCGATCGACATCGAGGGCAGCACCCAGCCCCCCGAGGCGAACTCATGGGTGAAGGGTGCGACCGCGCCGGTGGTGGTGGGTGCCCCGAACAGCGCCTTCAGCCAGATCCCGAGGAAGCGCAGATCGATCGGCACCGAGACATCGCCATCGGCGGTGATCGCATCCCTGACCGGTGGCAGCGGATCGCGGCCATAGCCGAGAAGTTCGGAGTTGAGCAGCGGCTGCTCGCTGCCGAGGCTGGAGCTGGCGAAGGGCATCCGCCAGTAGCTGTCCGCGGCCGGCGGCGTTCCGTAGACGGATTCGAAGGCGAGCGCCATCTGCGCCCGCGCGCCCTGTGCGCGTGCCATGTATCAAAGTCCTTTCGGTTTGTCAGTTCAGCGGATCGTCGGTGGCGTAGGTGAGAACGACGCCAACGGTTGCCGCCTTCAGCCCCTCGGCCCCCTCGACAGGCAGATCGAGCGGCGCCGGTGCCTCGCCCAGCACGTAGTCGCAGAGACCGCCCAGGGTGCGATCGGCGGCGATGGCGGCGCCCAGCGCCAGCTTCAGCGTATCGAAGGCGGCATCCCGCTCGGCATCGGTGCCGGTCTCGACAATCAAGTCCACCTCGGCCCGGTGCTCGAACACATAGAGCGGTGGGGAGAACAGGAACTCGGGCTCGCCGGGATCGCCATCGCGCAGGATCATCATACCCGCCGCCGGCACCCGCGCCGGAAGCCCGGCATTGCGCAAGAGCGTAGCGCCTACCGGCCGGGATGCCGCGAGCGCCGTATGCAGTGCCTGAAGCACCTGCTCGGATCTGCTTGCCATCAGGTGCGGTCCTTCCAGCGATCGACGATCATGCCCGCGAGCCGGTTGCCCCATTTCTCCGCATCGCGGCCGAGATCGGTGCGCTTCGGCAGCTTCACCTGCGGCACCAGCAGAAAGGCGATGACCGTCTGCTCGCCGGTGAGGATGCCATCCTTGCGGCGGCGCCCGCCCTTTTTCGCCACGCGGCCCTTCCGGTTGATCCGCGCCTGATCCACGACCAGCAGGCTGGGCTTGCCCCGCCGATAGACGAAGCGCAGCGGCAGGCCGGTCTTGCGCTCGAAGCCGAGCGGCGTGATCCGCTTGTTGCCAGAGCCCCGAAGCTTTGCGGTGGCGGCGGTCGGAATTGCCAGCCAGAAACCGTCGCGGGATCGGATGAGCGCACCGCGATCATGGGCATCGATCACTTCCGGCGTGTGCCGCCCTTTCACATGAATGAGCGCGGCCGCGCCGATGCTCTCGCCCCTCGCGGGATAGGTGTTTGCCCGGATGGCGCGCGGGAGCCGGTCTCCGAGACCGCCGCCGCGCAACTGCGCCCGCCAGTCGTTCTTCAGGCCTGTGCCCGCCGCGCGGATGCCGCCGGTGACCGCCCGCTCGGCCGCGAGGATTTCCCGCTCCATGCGCTCGCGAAGATCGCCCTCGATGCGAATGTCGAACCTCATGCCGCCCGCGCCTCCGCCTGCCACACGAACCGCTCGCGATCCCGCACCGGCTCACCCGCGATCTCGAAGACCTCGCCCGCAACCTCGAGCGTGTCGCCCGCTGCCAGCTCCGGCGCCTCCGAGACCCGGAGATCGAACAGCACCGTATCGACCACGAACCGCCCGCCATTGAAGGACGCGGTGTCGTCGGTCGCGCGGCGCATGACCCGGATGGCAACGCCGCCGCCCCCGCCGCCGGCCCGCCAGAGCGCATCCTGCGCCATGTGCGGATCGGCGAAAAGCGCATCGATGGCAGCGGCGAAGATACTCATCAGGCAGCAGTTCCATTGAGGCGAACGGCCCCGAGAATCTCGGTCGCCCCGGATCCCACCGCCGCCGCGGCAACGCCGATCAGGGTGTTGTCGGTATCGACCGTGGTCGCCTCCGAGCCGTCCCAGTAGATTTTCGCGCCGACCGCCCAGGCCTGGGATGCAGCCTTCGGCAACTCGTAGGTGCCGGTGAGGTTCAGGGTGCCTTCGGCGCCATTTGCGACCGCATCTGCGCAGACGCCGAAAATGGCGCCCTGCAGATGGCCGGCGCCGGAGGCGAGATCGGAGCCCGAGCCGTTGGTGAAGGTCAGCGTGTGACCGTGGGAAAGGAAGTTTTTCATGGGGGAGAACCCTTTTCAGGAGAAAGAGAAACCGGCGCCCGCCCAACAGGGAGGAAAAAGCGGGCGCCGGCCGATCACGGCCGGAGCCGGATCATTCCGGTGCCGCGCCGGCGTTCTTGTAGAGGCCGCGCCAGTCGATCGCCTTGGCCGCGAAATCGTGCCGGGCCTTGATCTCGATGCCGTCGACCTCGAAGCCCATGCGCGTCTCGGTGAAGACACCCTCCTGACCGTCGAGATAGGCATATTCGACCGTGTCGATCCGCGAGGGATCGGCGGCGAGGAACCACGGATCCTCACCGGCATCGGGAATGAGCCGCGCCTCCTCGATGACCTGCAGCCGGCCGGCGAAGGTGTTGACGTCCGAGGTGCTGACCGGGGTGGTGGCCGTGATCTGCTTGCGCGCCTCGAGCGACCGGCGCCCCGGCGGCACGATGATCTGCGAAGGCAGGATCGAGATCTTGCGCCCCTCGATGCCGGTCTGCTCGGCAAAGGCGCGCCAGGCCGCCGAAAGTGCCGCTTCGTCGATGACCGAGGCGGTGCCGAGATTGCCATGATCTGCATGGAAGAGTGCGGTGCCATCGCCCATCGCCGGGTTCTGCATCAGGATCGCGTAGACGATATCCGACTCAAGATCCGCGGCCGATGCCCCGAAGGCGGCAGGAATGCGGGTGAAGGCGTCGAGATCGTCGTTGATCAGCGTCTGGCGGGTGATGCCGATGATCCGGCCATAGGTCGCCAGCGCATAGACCTCCTTCGCCTCGCCCATGGTCCCGTACTGGAACTCGCCCGATTCCAGCACCTTTTCCAGATCAGGCGCGCCGCCGAGCTGCGTGCGCTGGACCGGCTTGAAATCTGTGATGGTCGCACGCCGCGCCCAGGACCCGAAGGTGCGCGGGGTGGAGGAATAGGCGCCCCGCAGGGTCTTGTTCGCCACATTGGCGAGGATCGCCGTGAAATCCCCCGTGGCATGCAGGCCGGCGGCTCGCTGCTGGAACACCGCCCCGGCAAGCTCCATCCGCGACATGCCACGCGTGGAGATGCCCGAGCGTTCGAGCGCGTGGCGCGACATCTCCAATAGTGTCATGCCTCGGAACTCGCGCGCCGACGCGGTCAGCTCATTCCGGCCCGGATCGTGTCGATGCAGCAGTGCCTCTGAGACCGCGTCGCGATAGGCGGCGTCACGCCCGCCATCGCCGCGTGCCTGTGCGGGCGCCGGCTCGTGCACGCGACCCTCGAGCGGATCGGCCTCGGCAATGGCGTCGAGAATGGCGGTGCGCGCCTCGTCGAGCGAGACACCGCGCGAAATCAGCCCATCGGCGACAGCGCCCTCGAGGCCATGCCGGCGGCAGAGCGCGGTGATGGTGGCAACGCGGGTGCGCTCTTCGGCACGAATGGCATCCCCGTCGATGACCAGTTCCTGCGGATGGCTACGCGTTTCCTCGGCGGTGGCCGCCGGGGCGGTACCGGTGGTGGGGGTCTGTTCACCTTGTTGCGCGGCGCGGGTTTCATCGCCGGCCGCCGCCTGGTTCCGCTCACTCATGCTCTGTCCTTTCCGATGTTCCTGCGTCTGAGCCAGCACGCAGGGTGTGAGAGATCCCGCGGGCGCCTCCGCGGCGCGGGTCTGTGCTCCATGGTCCGCGGGGATCGCCACGGCCGAGACCTCGAAGGGTTCCCAGTCGACGGCGCGCCAGTGCTCGCGCTCGCCGTCGCGTTTGGTGATCTCGTAGCGATGGACCCGGTAGCCCACGGAGACGTTGCGAACGGTCCGTTCGAGGATGCGCTGCACGATCCCGGCCGCATCCGGCGCATCCGTGAGCTGGATGGTGGCATAGCCATGCCCGCCCTCAATCCGGACCGAGCCCGGCACCACCGAGCCCAGCACATTCTCCAGCCGCCAGGCATTGTGGCTGTTGAGGAAGGGTGCGCCGGCGTTCATCCGCTCGAGCCGCACCGCCTCCGGGGAGACGAGCAGTTCCTCGTCGAACTCGATGCGATCGTCCCAGCCCTCCCAGCGGACGCGCTGCACCGTCGCCCCGGTGGTCCAGACGATCTCGACCGTCCGCGCCTCCCGGTCGATCGAGTCCGGGCGCAGCTCCGCCGCCCGCCCGATCAGGGGCAGGTCCCGTGTTTGCCGTTCCATGGTTTCAGTCCTTCTGATTGCCGCCGGCGGGCGGGTCCGGCTCCTCCTCGCCCGGCGCATTGGCCTGCGCGAGACCGGCCCGCGTCACCCGGCGCGGATCGCTGTCGAGCACCAGGTCCAGCTCATCGGCCAGCGCCAGAACGCTCGCCTGCTCCTGCAGGATCGACCGCGGATCGTAGCCGCGCTTCGCGATCTGCTGCGACAGCGAGGTGAAGCCCGCGCGGGTCTCCAGCAGGTCGGTCTGCGCATCCTGCCAGGGGTTCACGCTCTCGAAGCGCGGCGGCGCCCATTCGACCGGGATATCCGGGGAAGCAATGAGGCCCGCCGACCAGGCCGCCTCGCAGAACCATTCCCAGACCCGTTCGCAGAACATCGGAATGACCGTGTGCCATTGCTGCTGTTCGATCATCCGCCGGAATTCGTTGATGCCGACCCGGCTGCTCGAGAAATTGGTCTGGCTCAGATCGCCGGTCATCAAAGCGTAGGGCACCCGGAAGCCCGCCGCGATGACGTGCATCTGCACCATGTTCCACTCGCGGATCCCGGCGCTGGAGCCGGGCTGGTTGAACTTGATGTCCTTGCCGCCCCGCGCATAGGCGATGAGGCCCGGCTCGAACTGCTCAATGCGGTTGCCGTCCGAATCCTCGACACTCGGCGCGATGCTCTGCTGCCCTTCGTCCTCCGCCCCGAAGACGATGCCGACCATGCAGGCCTCGGTCTTCTTCCGGACCAGCTCCGCATTCTGCCAGTCGCCCAGATCGCGCAGGCTCAGCATGGCCGGCGCGCCCCAGGGAACGCCGCGCGACTGCACCCGCTGCCGCTCGAAGAGATGGGCGACCATGGAAGCCGGCACACGCACCGACTCCAGAGTGCGCTGGAAGACCGGCGATCGGTTGCCCGGATGGTCGGGAAACATCCAGAAAGCAGCGCGCCGGCCGTTGCGATCGTACTCGATCCCCTGGGAGATGCGCCCGCCGCCCGGCCGATCCTCGAACCGTGCCGCGTCGAGATGATCGGCCTCGCGCAGCTCGATCTCGAGCGGCACCTCTCCGCCGCGCCGCCGCCGGGCCCGTTTCACCGCAAAGACCTCGCCGCCCTCGATCATCTCGCGTACCGCGAGCCCGAGCACCCCCTGAAAATCCGTGTGGCCATGCGCGTCGCAACGCTTCGCCCATCCGGCCCAGAGCGCATCGATCCGCCTGTCGGTCTCCTCGTCGCCGGTCACGGCGCGCGGCTCGATGCCGGGCCCCACAATGTTGTTGACCAGAACCTGCACCGCCTGCGCCGCGAGCGGATTGTTCCGCACCAGCTCCCGCATCCGGTCCCGCAGCACAGGCCCGGCCGTGGCGATTTCCGCATCCGCCGCCGTGCCGGAGGCCCGCCAGCCATCGGTGCCGCGCCCGCGCGCCGCCGCCTCGTAGCCGCGCCGCAGATTGGCGATGGTTACGCGAGCCGCATAGCGCCGCGCCGCGATCCTCGGCGCGACCGAGGCAAGCCCGGCATCGAGCCAGCCCCAGCGCACCTCCGGAGCAGATCCTGTCTGACGTTTCATCGGGCGCACCGCCGGAAGGAGGCGAAGCCCGCAACCGGCGGCGCCTTGCCCGAGGCGGCGCGCACCTCCGCCTCGATGGTGCGGATCCGCGCCAGCAACCCGGCCTGGCTGTCATACTCGACGGTCTTGCCGTCATAGCTGACCCGCGTGGTGCCCGACGCGTAAGCTGTCTTCAGAGCGTCGAGCTCAGCTTCTGTCCATGCCATCTCAGAACCACTTTCCCCTCTGGCGCGGCCCCATCCAGTCGGATGACCGCTTCCTCGTCTGTTGCCTTGCTCTGTTCGGGCGCCCCGCGGGCGGTGCCTCGTCGAGACCGGTATTCAGCTGCGCCTCCATGTCCTGCCAGCGCGCTTCGTCCCATCGATCGACACCCATGAGCCAGGCCGCCGCGCGGGCATAGACCCGGCAGTCGAGCGCCTCGTTGCGTTCCCGCATCTGCTGCCATTCGAGCTTCTGCCCGCCGGTGCGGGTCTTCAGCGTCATCAGCTGCTCGGCCGTCAGCTGCTTGTGCCATTCCGCCGTTGTACCCAAGGGCAAATGGACAAAGCCCGCCGGCCAGTCCGCGCCCTCGGCGATCTCCTCGTCGGTGGGCGCATTGAGCCGCAGCCAGCGATAGGTCTCCGACTTGAAGACCGCGCCCGCGACCTTCCAGAGCTGCACCCCGCGCCGGATCTTCCGGCCGGCTTCCGTGGTCTCGACATAGGTCGGCCCGTCGACCGGCATCGACCGGTCGAAGCCGCCAACGCCCTTGATCGCGATCACCTGACCGCGCCCCATCGCCCGGCACCAGGCATAGACCGCATCGGTGGTCTGACCGTCGCCGGTGTCGATCGCGAGCCGCGCCAGCGCCATGCGTTCGCCCGAGGCCAGCGGCCAGGTCTCCGACAGAAGTCCCGTCAGATCGTCCCAGAGCTCCTGTCGGGCCGGATCGCCGTCGAGGACGACGTGATCCACGAGCCATGACTGCATGCCGCGGCCCCAGCCCCAGATATCGATCTCGATCCGGTCCCGCTGCACATCCGCGCCGGCCGTGAGCACCAGCGCCCCCTCGGGCACCATGCCGAGATGCCAGGCCTCGCGCCGCTCGTAGAGCCGCTGCCAGTCCGGCGCCTCGCCGCGCTCCTGCCAGGTCTCGCCCAGAATCGTGTTCCGGACCGTCTTCAGCGCCGCATCGTTGCCCTGCGCCTCCTCCCAGGACCGCGCGATATCTTCCCAGGAGAGCCAGCCGAGCGGCGAATAGAGCCCCGAGATATGGAAACCCACGACCCGCGCCTCGCGCGCCCGCTCGATCTGCTCGGGATCGGCCGTGGGTCGCCACTCGGCACCGTTCTCCTCGTCCATCATCCAGGTCTTGTGCCGCTCCTGGATGGGAGCGTCGCAATGCTCACAGACATAGACCGCCGTTCCCGGCCGGCCTGCCTCCCAGCGGAGCCGCTCGAACTGCAGCCATTGCGGCTCAAGGCAGTGCGGACACGGCACGAAATACCGCCGCCGGTCGCTCGCCTCGTATTCCCGCTCGATGCGGGACATTCCCGCGATGGTGGGCGTCGACGCCATGAATACCTTGCTCCGATGCCCGAAGGAGTTGGTACGGGCCTCCGCCAGCGCGACCGGATCGCCCTCGCCATCGAGATCGCCCGGATAGGCATCGACCTCGTCGAGAAACACCCAGCGCGCCGGCATCGAGCGCAAGCCCACGGCGCTGTTCGCCCCGGCCAGAATGAGCTGCCCGCCGGGAAACCGCTTTGCCAGCACCGTGTTTCCCGAATCCCGCGCGCGGTTCGGCGAAACCAGCGCGCGCAGCGTGGGCGAATCCTCGATCAGCGGATCGATCCGCTGCTGCGAGAGCCGCTTTGCCAGATCCACGGTGGGCTGCACCGCGAGGAAGGGACCGGGTGCTGCATGCATGCAAAACCCGATCCAGTTGTTGCCCGCCTCGGTCGCGCCGACCTGGGCCGACTTGGCGAAGATGACCTTCTGCGCCGGATCGCGCGGCGAGAGCGCATCCATGATGGCGCGCATGAAAGGCGTTCGCGCCGTCCGGTAGCGCCCGGCCTCGGAGGCCGCCCGCGAGGACAGGATCCGATGCCGGTCGGCCCACTGCGAGACCGTGAGCGGCGGATCGGGCGCGAGACCTCCCAGCCAGGCACGGCGGATATCCTCGGCACCCTCGAATGCCTCACCGGAGCTCAATCCGTATCTCCGCAAGCTCGGCCAGATGCTCGCGAATATGACGATCCAGCACCTGTTCCATCAGATGCGCCTCAACATCCAGCTCCGCCGCCATGTTGGCGGAGACACGCGGCGGCCAGTTGATCCAGGCGTCCCGCTCGCGTCGCGCCAGATCGAAGACCGTGGTCGTGGCACGTGTCCGGTCGACCAACTCGCCTTTCATCTTCTGCAGCCGGACCCGTGCGGTCTGCGCCTTCAGAACCTCGTTCGCCATCCGTGCCCGGATGTAGGAGACCTGACCGCCATCGCCCTCCGGCGCGGCTTCGCCCGCATCCCGCAGCGTGTCCTGCACCGCGTCGATCGCCGCCTGCGGCACGGGTTTCTTCGCGGCAGGTTCCGGCGCGCCAGCCGGAGCGACCTCGGTGCGCTGCTTTGCCGGATCCGTCTGCATGGCCCATTGCGCATCGGCGCGTTCGGGGTCGATGGTGCCATCCGGCCCCACCTCGATCCGGCCCGAGGCGATGGCATTGCGCACCGCCTTCTCCGAACCGCCCGGAAGCCTGCGCTCCTTGCGATGGGCGGCATATGCGCGGCGCGAAAGTCCCATTTCAGTCCCCGATGAAGCGCATCAGCTCATCCACCGAGAAGGAGGCATCCTCGATGCGCGGCGCCTGTGCGTCCTTCCCGCCGGCCACGGGGTTCCTGCGCCGTGGCCTTACGTTCTCCTCGGCCGGGTCCGCGAGATAGCGGTCATAGACGGCCCTGATGATCGCCCGGTTGTCCTGGCTGCGCCCGGACTCGTCCCAGAGCGCATCGAACCAGCCGGAATAGAGGCCGACCACCTCGCCATCCGGCGCCTCGCAGTCGATATCGAACTGCTCCGTCCGCAGGTTCTTGTTCAGGTTCATCGAGGACCGCATAACCGCCGCGCCGCGTTCACCCGTCACGATGATGATCTTCGCATGCACCGACAGACAGCGGAACGCATCGACGCCCAGCATCTCGATCAGCGGCCCGGCATATTTGGGCGATTTCTCGAAAGTGCCCCGATCCAGCAGCATCCGGATATCGGTGATCCGGCCCTGTACCCGGATGGCCCGCGTCCGCTCGACATCGTAGACACCCGTGGTCCAGGTCGAGACGCGGACAGCGGCCGGTCCCAGCTCGTCCACCATGTGCTCCATGGCATCGACGGCCGAGAACTGGCCCGCCGTCAGACCGGTCACCCGCACGCCGGGCGAAAGCGGTCCGATCACCTGCGCAGCCGTGCCGGTGCGATGCACAACGCGGCGGATCCGGCCGGTGGCATAGCGCAGGGCGCGCGGCCGAGACTGTTTCATCCCGCGACCCCCATCTTCAGGAACTCGCGTCCCTCCCGGATTTCCTCCCAGCGATCATCGGTCAGCACCGCCTCGACGAGGATCCGGGAGGCCCGGCCGAGCGGCCCGCCTTCAACCTCGATCCCCAGCTCGTCGAGCTTCCGCCCGAGACAGATCATCCACTCCACGCCGAGCGCGATCCGGTCGACCTCTGCCACCTCGGCGCGCACGGTGCCGGTCGGTTCCCGAAGCCCGAGCCGCCGAGCGATGGCGACATCCCAGCGCTGCTGGACCGCCGACAGTTGCTCCGCACCGATGGCACGCTGCAGTGGCGAAACCAGATCGCCCGTCGCGAATTCGTGGTCATCGTGATGGCCGGCCCATTCCACCGCTGGCTCGGACATCCCCATGTCATCGGCCAGCAGGGCACAGAAGGTCTGGTGCTCCGCCACGGTCAGCGCGGCCGGATTGCCCGAGAAGCGCCGCATCTCCGCCAGGCGGAGGATCAGGAAGCGAGGATCCACATCCTGCGGCCGGGGATGGGCGATATCCGGCACCAGGATCGATCCGAGCAGGCAGGCCGACATCACGCCGCCCTCGCGCGCGAGGATGCGATGTCCTCGAAGCTGCGGCCGTCGCCCTCGAGGATGGCCTCGCCGCCGGTAAACTGCTGCCAGCGGTTGACGATCACGTCGCAGAACTTCTCGTCGAGTTCCATCAGCCGCGCCCGCCGGCCCATCTCCTGACAGGCGATGAGCGTGGAACCGGATCCGCCGAAGGGATCGAGAACCCGGTGCCCGCGCGACGTGCTGTTGCCCAGCATGTCGGAAATCAGCCGAACCGGCTTCATGGTCGGATGCTCGCCATTCCGCGCCGGCTTGTCGAAGCGCAGAACCGAGCCGTCATGGGTCTCCATCGTCAGGTTCTCGCCCGCGATGGTGACCACCTGGTCGCCGACATCGACCTGCACGGTCCCATCCGCCATGAGGCGCAAGGGCTCGCGTCCATCCTCGAACACCGTGGTCTTCGCGCGGCCCCCGAACCATTTATGCGCCGCGCCCGGCTTCCACCCGTAAAGGATCGGCTCGTGCCGCCACTGGTAGTCCGAGCGCCCCAGCACCAGCGACGGCTTCACCCAGACCAGGCAGCCGGAGAGCTTGAACCCGGCATCGCGGAACGCGCCGCGGAAGTTGAAGCCTTCCGTATCCGCATGCGCGACGTAGATCGGACCACCCCTCTTCATCACCGCGAAGGCACAGCAGAAGGCATCCGTCAGGAACCGCCGGAACTCCGTGTCGCCCATGTTGTCGTTCCGGATCGAACCGGCCGTACCCTCGTAGTTCACGTTGTAGGGCGGATCGGTCCAGCAGGCGTCGACCGGCCCGTCCGGGCAGAGCGCCTCGAGATCTCCCCGTTTCGTGCTGTCGCCACACATCAGGCGATGATCGCCCAGGAGCCAGATGTTGCCCCGCACCGAGACCGGCGCTCGCGGCGGTTCCGGCAGGAAGTCCGGATCGCCGGGCAAAACCGATGCCCCGTCCTCGTCCTCGATCGGCGCGCCGGCCAGAAGTTCCTCCAGTTCGGCATCAGAGAAGCCCATGAGATCGAGATCGAAAGACTCCTTCTGCAGCGCGGCCAGCTCGCGGCGCAGCAGATCCTCGTCCCAGCCGGCGTTTTCCGCGATCTTGTTGTCGGCGATGATCAGTGCCCGGCGCTGCGCGTCCGACAGATGGTCCAGCACGATGACCGGGACCTCGGCCAGTTCCATCCGTTGCGCTGCCAGAAGGCGTCCGTGACCGGCGATGATCTCGCCATTTCCGGCCGCGAGAATGGGGTTCGTGAACCCGAACTCGGCGATGGAGGCGCAGATCTGCGCGATCTGCCACTCGGGATGCGTGCGGGCATTGCGTGCATAGGGCACGAGCCGCTCCGTCGCCATCATCTCGATCTGCAA